ATATATGTCTTGGTCTTTTTCGAGTCTGCGTTTGTGAAAATTAACAGTAATTTGAGAAATTTTATCTATTCCAAAATTTTCTAAATAATTTGTTGATTCTTCATTAAAAGTAACGAGTGCATAAACTCTCACAGGAGGCAAAAAAGTTTTTTCGGGCGCTTCACCATAAATATCATGAAAATTGGTTGTTTCTAAATCAATAGAATAGTACAATATTTGCTGCCCAATAATTTTTTCAACAAGCTCGTCATTTACTTGTTTTACTAAATCTCGCTCTTTTTTACCTAAAAACAACGGTGGTGGGGGCGCGGGTGGTCTTTTCCATTCATCAGACATTCAAATTACCCCACATAAATTCCCAAAGGTGTTATTTTAAGAAGATTTGATGAAGCGTCAGAAAGTTCTTGATCCTTTTTAGCCAATTCGGGATATTCTATTTCTTTAAGCATTTCTGTCAATTTTTCTTTTAATTGTTGTTGTTCTTCTTTGGCCTGGGAAAGCAGTTCACTATGGTTTAAAGTTACTGATTCTCCAGGAATAGGCATTGTGGTAAATTTGCCTCTAATTTGACCCAACATTTCTTTACATAATGCAAGCGAATATTTTCGAATCCATTGTTGGCCCATTGAGTTAATATTAGAAAATGGCAAGTTGTCAAAAGGAATAGTGCTAATATTATTAACTCCCTCTATCCCCGCATTATATGAACCAGTAGCATACGGCTGCAAATCTACATAAAATC